TCATTGATTATTGTTTCAGTTCTATCACCATTATAGTAATTTATCAATAGTTTATCACGTTCAGCAAGATTGGTTTCATTATCTACTACTAGGTCTTCATTACCATAATAGAATTTAATTTGTTCTGTACTTGAAAATACAATTTTTCTACCTGTAAATTTAATTTTATATTCTGCTTCTGATTCTCTTATACCAGAATTATAAGATAGTGTTACAAATACATCTTGACCTTCAACTAGTGGAGCATCATTTTCTGCATCATGTATCTTCCATATATATGGTCCGATTGCTGGAGCAGTATATGTAGCATCATCATTCACTACATATTTTAATACTATATCATCATCACTTTCAGCAATTTTATTTTTTATTGCAGTAATCTCTTGTACTTCAAGTCTAGTTCTATAACCCCTAACGATAGTGTCAATAGTACCCGAAATCTTTTTAACACTTGATGTAACTTGAAACTTACTATTAGCAACTGGAGCAGACTCACCATAATACACAGATGTCCATTGATAATCATCAGCTCCTAATTCTAGCTTTACAAAATCGCCTGGCCAAACTGATTCATCCATCGTAGTTCCAGTATCAATAAATTTTTTATTTGCAGGGTCTACTGTAAAGTCAACTGCTGGGACTAATTCTATTTTAGCATCATCTTTGTTAATCTCATAGAAAAGATTAATTAAACTAGGGTGTCTAAGTGCTTTAGTAATCTCATTTCTAACAAAATCAGTTGTGTTTCCGTTCTGTCTATTAAAACTTAACTTCATTGTGATATCATCTGCATCACTATAAACTGCACCGTCTGTGCCAGTAATACTAATATTAGAATGGTGTCCAGTAACATCATCCATTTCAAAGTAGCGTGACTTACCTGCGAAAGTTGTATTAACTGCTTTTACTTTAGAAATGATATTAGAACCAAGTGAGAGTGGAAGCACATTATAGTCTTGTGCGTTAACCATTCTATCTTGTGAGTAATATGAACGAGGAGCAATGCGTCTTACACTTGTGTATGACTCTGCCGCAAAGTTCTCAGAAAAATCTCTTGTAGATGATAATGTAAGAACTAACCTATAATTCTTTTTATCAGCACCTGTATATGGAATTGATATAACTTTTTCGTTTACATCATTTCTATCAACTCTATAGTTTTCGTTATCTGTAGTACGGAACCAAACACGATAGTTGCCGCTTGCCGCGTTGCCGAATACACCGTCACCATAATGTAATTCAACTGCGTTGTTGTCAATTGTGTTTACACTTACAATATCACCGTTGCCGTTACGAAGTGAGTTATAGATTGCTGTTTCTCTTGTGTCGTTATCTACTTTTGTAACACTTGATGAATATGTATTAGTTGTATCTACACGTTGAACCCACACATCTGTATTTGAAATGTTTGCACTTGCAATTGTTTCAATCACGTTAGAAACTTTAGTATTGTATGTAAAGTTTTCAAAGTTTAACTTACCTGTCTTTGCATATACAAAGAAGCCAGTTCTATCTGAAGCTGGGCCTAAGTTATCATTTCTGTTTATGATTGTAAATTTCTTTGTTTCAATCGGTTCTGCTTCTATAATCTTGTCATCTTTAAATTCTGTACGCACTGCTTCGAATCTTCTATTTGCACCTGATACAGGAGCTTCGAAAGAAAATGATACTGCACGTGACGCATCTGATTGATTAATTTCATATAGGTAGTTTTCAATTCCAGAAAGTACCATACTAGCCATTGGATCTTGTATCTTAGATGTGCTAGTAAGTGAAGCATTAATAATGTCAATAAAATTTTCATACCAGTCAGCGTTATTTGAATCATTCCAGTTGATTGTACGATTGGCGAGAGAGTTACCTTCGTTATCAGCTATTGGTTGATTCGTTGTTACACTTGTGATCTTTAAGAACCCACGTGCGTTTGTAGGACGTGTCTTGTTATACCCTAACGTCTTAGCCATTCTAAGAACACTTTCACGGCGTTCTGCTGTATCTAAGAAGTTTTCACGTGTGTTCATGTCAAGTCTGAATGATAGCGAGTGACCTAAGTATGCTACTAGGTCGAGTACTGCAACAAATTCTGAACTTGAAATAAAGTCATTAAACTTATCTGGATATGTAATAGATACATAATCTATTAATGCTTCTCTGATAGTGTCAAAGTCATATGCTTTTAGACTAACGTTTGTAAATGCTGTGTAAACTGCTGTCCAGCTTTCACTTGCAAATAAATTGTCAACTCTTTCTTGACTCATGTTATTCTCTCTCTAAATCTATTTCTAGTGTTACAGGCTCATCTTCGTTTACTATCGATACTGTAACGCTAACTGTTAATGTGTGGTCTGTGTCAGACACTTTTATGAAATCTAATGTTACTCTTGGTTCTTGTTCTATAATTGATCTTATATCTTCTTCAATTATAGATTTAACTTCTGGAGTTAGTGGCTCAAAGATCATTTCATGTACGATGCTTCCAAATGTTGGCATCATTACACGCTCACCTTTGCGAGTCATAATATGATTCATCAAGTCTTCAATGATAAGATCCTTACCAGTTAAGATATGATTGATAGCACTTTTGTTTTTTGTGCTGAAACCTGTAAATCTAATAGCCATAATATTCTCTCTGTAGTTATTCAATTAAGAGTATTTATCATCGTATAAACTTCGTATATAAATAGTGTTATGAAACGAGTAGGTATATTAGGATCAAGTTTTTCAGTAGGATGCCATCATAATTCAAACACAAAGCAAAATGATTTAGCACTCCCATTCGAAACTTGGCTTTACAAGCACACAACAGATATTGAATTTTATAATTCAGCATGTTCTGGAAAGGGCACTGAACTATATCTAAACAAGATTGTTTACTTAAAAAAGAAATATAATATTGATACTATTTTGATGGAGCTTGTTAACAACCGTTCTATGCTTAACATGAAAACACAAGATTACGACTTAAATAATATCACTGATGATCTATATGAGAATAGTGCATCTATCTGGAACTACATAAGAGCTATAACACAAGACATTAACTATGAAAAGTTTGCAACCAAACGTGATTTTAACACTTGGAAATCGGTACAAGAAAGCATAGCATATAACTTCAATGCATTTGAGTATTGGGGAGTGTTAGATTGTAAGCAATCTATCGAATTATGCGAGTTGTTAGATATAAAAGTTGTTACATGGCAGAAAAGTTTTGATTTCAGAGAACATATAACACAAACTGTTAAATTTTCAGATTTTGCTAATGCACACGAATATTACGTTGACAAGTATGATGAAAAGTCAATACTATGCGACCATGTACACTTCAATGACAACATAAATGAAGAAATGATTAGAGATTTTATCGTCCCTGCACTAATTAATACTTGACAAACCTATTTCTTCTATGTATAATGAATATAACGATAAAGGAGATTTACATTGACAGATGATGAGAATGTAATAAATTTATCTGAGTTTTTAAAGGAAGATATTCCAATAGAATTCAGTATGAGCTATCCTGCGTTTAGAATAGACCAGGACTTACATGCAGAAAGTGAAATTGCACTGTTGAAAAAAGCGGTTGCATCTTTACAGAAACAAGTGTATGATGGGTATAAGCGAATCATGGAACTTAATGAAGAGCTAGAAAAACTTAAAAATGAAAATGAGGAATAATAATGCCTAATCTAGTACCAATGGTCGTAGACCAATCAGCAAACGGAGAGCGAAGTTATGATATCTTTTCACGTCTTCTAAAAGAACGTGTGGTGTTTCTAACTGGTGAAGTCAATGATTATCAAGCAGACTTGCTTTGCGCACAATTGCTGTTCTTGGAAGCCGAAAACCCAGACAAAGATATTCACTTTTATATCAACTCACCTGGTGGTGCAGTGACATCAGGTCTTGCTATCTATGATACAATGCAGTTTATCAAACCCGATGTTTCTACTACTGTTATCGGGCAAGCATGTTCAATGGGATCATTCTTGGCGATGGCTGGATCAGCGGGAAAACGTTATGTTCTACCTAACTCTCGTACAATGGTTCACCGTGTATCAAGTGGTACACGTGGTACTGGTGGTTCTGTGTATGTACAAGAACTTGAGATGGAAGATAACATTCGTCACTTTGAGGAATCAAAGAACATCAACAAACGTTTGACTGAATTATATGTTCAACACAATTCTAAAGGTAAAACATTCGAAGAGTTAGAAGCCACAATGAAGTTTGACACATTTATGACTGCGGACGATGCAGTTGAATATGGTCTTGCTGATATGATGATTTCAGAACGTCCAGCTTAAAAGCCAGGTACGTAACTCCACATTTTAGCAGTTCTAATCTTAATAGCGGCGAGGTGTTCATCCACTTTTCCGCTATTTCTTTTTATGTTATTTTGAATTTCATCTGTAATACGATACCAACGTTTCATGTTTATAAGTTCAATGATTGGACTAGTTTCGATCTTATCAACTCCTATATTATAAAAGTAATAAAGTAACGCATCGAATTGACTTTGTGATAGTGGTTCTTTAACAAACTGTTCTAAAACATTTCCTATACTTCTAAGTTGTTTTTCTAAAAGAAATATAGCGGCATCTTTAGTTATTTTACTTTGTGTTATATCAATTCTATTAGATGCAACAGTGATATAACCATACCTACGTTCTACATCTGTAATAGTATAGTCATACCCTATCTTATCACCTGTTATCTCTAGGATAGGCTCAAAGTTTTCAATAACAGCGTTCTTACTGATACTAGAAAATACAATATCATTTACTGCAAATGTTTTAACTTTCACATGTGATAGAATATGTTTAGGAATATTAGAGTCGTAGCTCAAACCTATATATGTACCATTAGGTGTAACAACATTTAATGGACGTTGTATGTAATTTAGTAATGAGCCTGGTTTCTTATCATATATCATGCCATAATTGTCCTAATCCATGTAGGTGCGTTTGCCGCTCTGCCGCCTTGACCCCAAAATTTAGCTGATCCTGCTGATACTGTTGCACCAGGTGCGATATCAACATGCATACCGACACCGTCCATATAACCAGAGCCTGCACCGATTGAAATAGCACCTGCTGATTTTGCAGCTTGTGCAAATTGACTTGCGATTTGAGTGTCACGTACCATACTTAGCCGTGTTCCATCTTTATATATCCATATGTCTGCTGCATATCCATGATCATGTCTATTCGAACCAACAGTACCAGTAGTATGGTCTTGTCCACCTGAGAATATAACAACATCTGTGTTTGTTGCATTAGCCGCAGATAATAAAATTCTCTCAAGTGCAGGAACAACTTTAAGTCTACGTGTTGCACCTTGGTTTCTGTATGTTACCGTTCCACCTTGACCATCATCGATTGCTTCTTCTGTAGATGCTTCATCTAGTTGACCTTCTGCACTGTCTGGATTCGGTGCTATTTCAGACGCTGGACTACTAGGAGTAGCACCAGAGTTAGGTGGGACATTGCTTCTTGACATTGGTTCATGTGATGGCATATTAGAGACAATACTCTCATCTACCTGAGTACTTTCGAGATTTTGAATATCTGCATGTGACACTGTTGATATACCAACTGACATTGCCGCTTGTGGTCCATTAAGATGTAATAGACTACCAGTAGAAACATACATATTTGTAGCAACTTTTGTGTGATTGCTACCTCCACTATCGTAAAATTGCGAACCATCACTTTTTAAGTGTACTTGATTTTTAGCATTAAGTTTATAATTATTTCCTGCTTTTAGATTTATATCTTGTCCTGCTTCCATGTTTATATTTTTATCAGCACGTATGTTGAAATCTTTTTCGGCTCGCATGGAAATAGAACCACTTGCATATGCCATAATCTCACCCTGCGCTCCAATCTC